TAAACCTCCTCACCATGTTGAAACAACTCCCGTTGGGCATTGTCAACAACAATGGAAAGGTGTTGGCGATCTGATAACTCCGTGGGAGGTATGAACGACAACATCTTTGTGATCGATGAAAATCGTAATGGGGCAAAGACCCAATCAAATTTAGAACAGTGCCTAAATCTACGGCCAAGAAAGGTTATTTCAGAGACGGGTTTGAACCCACCTTTTGTCTCTTTATCGCCAGAAGTGATCGTGATGTCAATTTCTTTGAGGGCTGATTGGAAGCGCTCAAAGTTAAATTGCTCCTCAAGATCAGAGCTAACGCGACAAATCCCATCGTCCCCATAAACACGGGGTCGAACATCAACGCCAAATTGCACATTGTTGCGAAGACAACCATACGCAATATACAAGAGGTTGGCAATGGAGTTGATGAGGGTGGTGATCGCACCACCAGAGGGATTGGATTGCGTGAGCATATACACATCACCGTTAACAATAACGATGGGGTTGCACAGCTCAGCAGCAATCGTTCTTGCCCGAGCAATGTGTGCCTCACTAGCACCACACTGCACGAGCAGACCAACAATAATATCAGTAACCATATTCAAAACAGTTTGGCTCATGGCATCAAAGTCCTCATAATCAAAGTCAAAACAGGAGCCGGACATCAGATCATTATAAATAATTCCCCACTCAGGGGACAAAACATTGACACCAACACAAATACCAGTCTTCTCCCGCACTTGCTTAAGAGCGGCATCAAGTCTACCAAACACACGCCGGGTGAGCATTGTGAATGGCATCTCGCTACCAAAGAACACACGCGCCCGTCCAAACTTCTTTTGAGTTTGTGGTTCTTCCTTGAGCGAAGCGACAAAGGGGGAGTTGATCTTCTCACCAACAGTCGCGAGCTGGACCATCTGGTCGTAAGATGACATGACTTCTGGAGTCACACCGACAACGCGGTTGGTCTCAGGATCCCTAATAAAATAGTTCTCCTTAGTGCCCTTGAACGAGAAACCAGCAGATGTGGAAGCATCCATGGGGTTCAGCCCATAGACCTCACCACCGTTGATAATCTCCTCTAAGGACAACTCGCTGACATCAGTGCCAGAAGGCAGAGCGCGGCTAAGATGATCAAACACAACGTCGGCAGCCTCAGCCAAGAAATTGGGCTCCTGACGTTTCTTACACTTCTTGGTGAAAAAGTGTGCCGCACCGCCAACGTATGTACCGTCACGCATAATGCCGTCAGCAGGAAGCACATGCTCCAAAACAAAGGGCTCCGTCAACTTACCATGAAGAGGAGAGTGTCGGATCCTATTTTTGAAGCGGGTCACACTAGCACCAGGTAAACTACCAATGGGGATGATAGACCGTGGGGCAGGTGGGACCTTGTACCAGAGGCTATTGGTGCTTAACGCACCACATTGCAACTGAAGTGGGCCAGGTGTAATAGGCTTGTTGTGCAAAGCGATGGGAGGAAACGCGGAGGCTAGTCCGTATTTCGCGGGAACTCCCGCCATATGCATACCAAGCGCTACAACATTGTTCTTGACCACAACGACAAGCAATGCGCCACAATGGCCACTCTGAGTAGCGCAAGAATAAGAGAAGCCCCTAGGGGCCTCAACACCTTCAACTTGGAAGCCCTTGGAGACAACATCGTCGACAACCACAGGACCTTGGGGATAAGCCAAGTAAGTGCGGCCACCAACAATTTCTCCGGCTTTAAACTCCTTGGTTGAGAAGTTTCGCACATGTGCGCGAACCCACTTGGGGCCAGAGAAAATGGTGATGTCCCCAGGATGCTCTTGAAAGGATCTAGGGTCAAACAGAATATTCGCTGTTAGGCCAGTACTCGAGCCGGATTGGCCGCCTTGCTCGAGAATACAACCAGCGCCACATGCCGAAATAACATGTCCAGGCGCAGCAAAGCGACCATCACCAAGATACGTGGCTAGGCCTCGTATGACACCCGACGACGATTTCATGAGGTACATAGCCCCACACACCATCATGAGCTCCTGATTCAACGTGCGCCCAGTGGGCTTTGGGAACAGAACGTCATCGACGTTGGGCGTAACAAAACTGACGATCGGCCGCCAAGAGGGTCGCTCACTGACCACAGGGGCAGGAGCGGACGCTGAGCCGGAATCGCCAGCAGTGTTGGCATCACCTCCAACAACACCACTGAAAGTATTGCCCTGCAACACAAACGGGAGCGAGCTAGCCACAGCGCCGGCCCGAGCCCAGTAACGGTAAGCGCGGCGAATGCCGCGAGAGCAATAGTAGGAGATGAGCACAACTGTGCCGACAGCACCCCAAGAGACAGGCTCAGGGTCAAGCGGGTTAAACGCAATAAGCGCCGCCTTGAAGGCACTGGGAAAATCAAGAAGTTGCTGTCTACGACGTTGGAAAGAGAAGTAGTAGGAAAACAGCTCCTTAACAGCCCGGTAATCAGAAATGCAAACTCCAAGAGCAGCGACAAACAACGCAAGAGCCTTGGAAATAGTGGTGTAAGTCAAGTAAAGGAAAGCAAAGACCTGAGCATTAATCATCATGTACCACAAACACTCATAAGTGGGTACAAAAGGAAGAGTTTGCAGGACAATGGCCTCATCTTCAAGCCTCCTATGGAATTCAACAGGGCAATCCTCACCCGCAGGTGAGAGAACAGACAAACCACAAACGGAACACTTGGGTCCAGTCGTGTTTTGTAAGACCAACTTTTGGCGCGCAAAGTGCGCTTTGCAAGAAGTGCGCAAATAATGCAAAAATGCAGATGTGCTGGTAAACTTCTTGCGATTGACCTTGATCCCACGAGAATCAAGACCATACTCCTGAATGATATGAATATCATCAGTACTAGGGCTAACCTTAACTGGGTCAAGCTGATGGTTATCCTCGGTAGCGCCGGAACGCGCATACTTCGGGTTAACAGTCACTTCGAACCACATGAAGCGACGCAATGCCGCTTGTGGGTCAGTGACTACATCGGCGAGACCGCCGTGCCAACTGTTGGAAGAGCCAAGTACCAGTGGAGATGTGAAGGCCATCTTGCCTTTCTCCCCAAAAGCCATGTTGAGGGGAAAGTCGTTGTTGGTGAACATATCTGCGAGGACGGACGCAGTAATGGCCGACATGTCCTTGCCTTGTTGACCGGTAATAAAACCAATGTCCCCAAGACTAAAGACTGATTCATGTGAGTACCCCTCCCAATACTCACTACCCGTAGCACGTGCAAACGTACTATAGGGTAAACCAAGTGATGCACATAGGGTGCGACCAATGGACTCTTCTAACTTGGACTTGCCCACACCGGCTGCTCCAGTTAACATGACTCCAAAAGGTTCAGGTCTAGCAGGTCGCGGACCTCCGATGGACTTCGCCAATCCATCCCGCGACTTCTCAAGTTGTACAAGAACAGGAACAAGAGTACCTCGCCAATCCTTACTGGCAAGGGCTCTAACACGAAGAATTTCCTGATCTAATTCGAGGATCTTGTGATGCTTCCTCGTCGTAGCAAACACGTCCTCTTGGATGGTAAGGGCCTCATTCATAAGGTCCTTGGCACGCAAATGCGCACCGGCAAGATCATTGCCAACCACCAACTCTTTGACATCCCACGACTTAGCAAAAGTCATGAAGCGCCCCTCAACAATAAGGCGCATAATGCCACTGACACTAGCGAAAAAACCGTCAACGCTAGAAACGTCAATAACACAAGCATCAAGGAAAGCCTTGATAGTGTCAACGTCAATGCCAATAGCAGAAAGGGGAAGGAGTGTTACCATGAGTTTGACGAACTTCACAGCAAGTTTCCCAACTGGGGAGCCAATAAAATAGGCCCAAGATCCAAATTGTTCATAAAGGGTATCAAACCCACCTTGCAAATGCGCTGATCTGACCATAAGCCAGTCCCAGCAGCTATGAAGATTGTCTCGAACTTTCTCACCATGGTACAAAAGCACATGGTGAAGAAGACCGATTGTGTCGTTGTTCACAACCATCTTGAAATAATGGAAGAATTGGTCTACTTGCAGTGCAACTTCTCTGACATCTGCATCGAAGTCACTGCCGATCAAGAGACCAGACATGATAGATTGTGACCAAGCTTCAAAAGAACGAACTAAGCCTTGACCTTCGCGGCCAACGCTACGTTCGAGAGCTTGAGTAAATGTGCTGTTAGCACCATCAAAATTGGGGGTTGGTGTATCTTTTGAGTCGTCACCGACGACTGTTGAGTGGCCCTTTCGGGCAAAAATGCGATCTTCGTGGTCGCCTACGGATG